GAACCAGAACCAGAACCAGAACCAGAACCAGAACCAGAACCAGAACCAGAACCAGAACCAGAACCAGAACCACAACCAGAACCAGAACCAGAACCAGAACCAGAACCAGAACCAGAACCTGAACCTGAACCTGAACCTGAACCACAACCTGAACCTGAGCCAGAACCAGAGCCAGAACCTGAACCTGAACCTCAACCAGAACCAGAACCAGAACCTGAACCACAACCAGAACCAGAACCAGAACCAGAACCAGAACCAGAACCAGAACCAGAAATGCCAATAATAAGTGATGATATAGCAAATCCAAGTGAAATTCCAATAGTAAATAGTAAGATGGATATTCAAACTTATATTCAATCACCAAATGGTCTTTTTGTACAAAAATATGTATTAATAACTTTACCAGCATTTATAAAAATGGATTCTTTCATTTTGAAAAATATAACAGCTTATGATCCAAACGTTGCGCAAGTATCATTAACAATAACAAGAGCTGATTATATACCTACAAGTAATTTCCAAATAGATACAAATACTTTAATGGTTAATTTCTTATCAAGCGATTCATTAAATCAAAATATCTTATATCATATATACACTCAAAGCAATATAGAATTATACAATAATGGTGATACTGTAAGATACTTTATGAGAATACAGAGTAATTCAACTGAAAATATATTTATTCATTTACAGGCGAATTTAAAACAAGTATTAAAAACAAAAGATTGGAATACTGTAAATATAGTTAATGAAGGTAATAGTAAATTAAAAGACATATTTAATAATTATGTATCAGATTCATCTGGTTTAACTCAAATAAAAACATTAAATGATACAGCTTTATATCAAAATGTAATAATAGAAAATGATGAATTAGAGGGATGGACTGGTACATTAAGTAATACCACATTAGAAACAGGTAGTTATGAAATATATAACTCATCTAATTCAAATATAGAAGTAGAATTAGTTTATGATAATAATAATAATATTATAGGTAATTTGTTTAGTATAAATAATGATGCAGTTGATGAAATAAAATTAAATTACTATGATATATATTCTTTTATAAACTCAAATTTTGTAGAAACAAAGGTAATAAAAAAAAAACAGAAAGGTCTTTATGATTTAAATATTAAAAAATAATTAATGAACAATTAATGAACAAATAATGAACAAATAATATATCTATAATACATATATAATGTATATTTATGTATTATGGTTTATTTTTATGATATCAATAATCTTATATTATTTATTTGAATTAAATAAAAAAAATGAAAAACTAGAAAAATTAGAAAAAGTATTAAATAGTATGGATTTAAGTACAAAATGGTTGCCTGGTTATAATGTAGATTGTTTAACAGGTGAAAGAGTGAAAGAAAAAAGTACAACAGTATCTTCTTCACACTGTTCTTGTTTTGTTTTTGCAGTATGTAAAAAAATGAATATAAAAATGATAGGAACACCGGAATATAAACAATATAATTTATCAACAAATCAAATGAGATGGTTAAAAACAGATGATGCAAAAAAGTCTGGTTGGAATGAAATAAATGGGTCGTTGAATGAAAAATATTTAATGAGTCAAAAAAAGGCAAATAATGGTTATTTAGTAATTGCTGGGGTTGAACAAGATAATGAAATACGCGGACATATTGCAATTGTAAGACCTTCAAATAAAATGGACTTTTATGTAAAAAATGAGGGTCCAGAGGTAATGAGTTCTTCAACTATCAATACCGTATCTTCTTCACTTAGAGATGATTTTTTATATTATCAAAAAGATATGAAGGATTTTGAAAATAGAACGAAATTTTATTATAATGAAAATTAAAAAAAATTGATTTGAAAAATGTAAAAAGTATATTATAAAAAGTATTTAATATTATAACATGCCGCCTTTTATTCCACCTGAGATTGTTGATATAATTGCAGATTTTCATGATTTTGATAAATATTGTAAACCGCAACATAAAAATAATATGATAGAAGTTCACAATGATATTATTATGATGGATGCAATAATGCCAGATTATATTACTCCAAGTATAGCATGGTCATGTTGGGGTTTAGGAGTAAAGAAATTGTTAGAAATAGAAGAAAATTATTTCAACAATTTAGATACAACATTTGATGATGATTTATCAGAAATACATACTGAATTAGATGATGATTTTTCAGAAATAGATTATCCAGAAGATGAGTTTAGTGAAATAACTATAAATGATGAAAGTTTACAAGATATTAATAGTTTTATGGATGATGATGATTATACTTTAAATGAAAGTAATGACGAAGATAGTATTATTAGTATTATTAGTTTTATAAGTGATTAGAAGTTTTAAGATATTTAATTTAATTATTTTTTTATACTACATTATCCCAGCTGGTAAGAGACCAGTTATCAATTTCTTCTGTTCCTAATTGAATAGAGTTTTTGTTCATTTCAAGTTTATGAATATTAACATATTTTTCTCTTTTTTGCTTATCCAATGCAATCTTCTTTTCTAATTCATCTTCTTTATAAAGCCATTTATAAACATTTTCTTTATTTTTAATATTCAGTCTTTTATTTTCAATATGATAATGATTACGTGATTTAGTATCCATAATATCTTCATATTCTGAGGTAAGGTCTTTTTTTGTTGTAATAATTTCATCATATTTAATATTTATATCATCTAAAATAGTAGTCCATTCATTATATTTTTTTTCAGGGTCTCTTGTCTTCCATTGTTTTTTAAATGACCAAGGTCCTAATTTATCCATATTATAATCAACTTCATTTAATAGTAATGAATATTTTTCTCTTAATAATTGTATTCTTTCCTTAAGTTCATCTAAACCATAATATTTGGATATTGAAAGAACCAATGAAATATATGTAGCAATAGTAATAGATATTACACTAATAACAATTTCACCAAAGTTAAATTGAGTTTTAGTAGCTTGCATAAATCCAGATACTGTAGACGTAAATATAACAGATGTTTGAATACGATTTATTGTGGAAACTAAGTCATTATATTTTAAATCTAATAAACGTTTACATTCTTTAGATTCAACTAATACATGTGTATTGTTTCTTTTTGCAGTAAGAAAATCAAATTTAAAAAAGTGAAATTCTTTAGGCAAATCATTATCTTCATAATCAATATGTTGAGTATTTTTCATATTATAATTTTCATTTAATGATGATGTATAGTTTGTTTTATCATCTACTGAATTATTTTCACTTAATAATTTATCAGGATATTGATAACCAATACTTGATATAGTTTTATTATCATCATCATTATTATCAGAAGTACTATTATTTTCAATTATAGAATTATTTATAGAATTATTTATAGAATTATTTGTAGATATATTCATAGTAATATTATTACTAACATCAGTATTTCCACTTAAATCGTCCATATATATTATACTTATTTGAAATATAATATATTTTTACTAAAATAGTTAAATAAATAGAATAATTTTATTTTTTTCCTCCAAATGTTAAACCTGCTTCTTCAGCATCTTTAAAATTTCCTTCGTTTTCTATATTTTCTTTAAATTTATTTTGGAATTCTTTAATACCACGTAGGTCAGTATAACAGTAAGCAGGAATTTTGTTTCTTGGGTCTCTTTCTGGGCTATTATAAAGTCCAAACGTTCTGCATACATTTTGTCTCTCCATAACTTTTTCATTTTTTTGTTTAAAGAATTCACGATCACTAGCACTACGTTTTTTTTTTGTACCTCCACAAATATCTCTAGTTTTTTTTAGTCCATATTTTTTATCAATATAACGCATATCTTTTGTTATTTTCTTACATTGTTCTTTATTATTGTTTCTCCTATAAATTCTTAAAATATTAAATCTTCCTTTTTTTGATACGGCAGCTTGTCTTTGAGTTTTATTCATTTTTTTTACTTCACTTCGGATTCCTTCATTAATAGCTCTTTTTCTTAGGGTTGTAGAATTAGATAATTTGTACTTATACTTTTTATTACTATCATCAATCTTTCTTAATTTGGGTAATAATACTGCATTTTTACGAGTTTTTTTATTTAGCCCTCCTCTTTTTCTTCGTGAAGGAGGTTTTCTTATATTTGAATTATTAGTATTATTAGTATTATTAGTATTATTAGTATTTCGTCTTGTTTTTTTTCTAGGTGGACTTGGTGGACTAGGTGGAGTGCGTTCTCTTCTTCTTGAATTATTCATAGGATTTGGTGTTGTTAATCTTAATGGTGTTGTATTTCTTAATGGTGTTGTATATCTGTTATTATTATTTAATTCAGGAGATACTATATTGGTACGTCTATTAGGTGAAGTGAAAGGAGAAGTGAAGGGAGTATTACTTGGTGTAGGATTTGTTGAATTGTTAGGTGTCACTCTTTTTATATTTTTTACCATATATATTAGTTGTTTATAATATTTTCAACTTCATCAATATTTATTTCTGGTAAATGAATATGAGATTCCCAAAAATATTTACAATAAGCCCATGTGAAATTATAATTATTATTATACCATGAATTAATTTTATGAGATATTTTTTTATATATTTCTTTGTCTAATATATTAATATTATCAAACGGTAAAACGTAAATTAATTGTGTATTACTTGATACAGGGTTTTGTATTTTTTTTTGTATAAATTCAGTATCAAAATATGGAATATATTTATGCAAATCATTAAGTAAAGGAGGATAGTTATAGTTATATTTCCATCTCCAATCAAAGCATGTGTCTAAATAATATTTAAAAGTCCATTCAAGACCTTCTAAATAATTAATGCATACTTGTTTTTCTCTGTCTTTATCAATTGAAAATTCAAACAAGCGATTGTAATACCTAAATTTCCAACCTTTTTCAGGAGTATTAATATATATTTCATCTTCACGATATAACGATGGTATTAAATCTAATTTATTCATTTTTTCTTCACAGGTTCTATTAGGTATAAATCTATTATCTTTTTTTTCTCGTTTTTTATTTTCATTAACAATATAGTTTTCTTCTTCTTCGCCTAATTTTTGAATAATTTTTCTAAGATTTTTCCAAACTATTTTATTATCATCAATTAGTGTTTCATCTTGATAAGACAATGTATTTTTATAAACATCAAGTAATATTTCAATACCATTAGTTCTAATATTTAAAGCTGGGAAATGCGGTAAAAAATCATTTCCTAAAAAAAAACATAGAAATATGTAATCTCTAATACGATTATTAATAATATTTTTATCTTTATTATTTGTTAAATGAATTTCATTTATAATAGCATCAGCGAGCATAGGTATATTTAATGTATAAGTTTTATTTGGGTCTAATCTACTATCAAGTTGTCTAATAAAATCAGGTGTTTCTCTAAATAAATAAATATTTTTATGAATAGGTAAATGATTAAGTGAAAGCATAATTAAATCAGCATCCAATCCATATACAAGTGTGTTTTGGTTTGTATGATTATTATTTCTAATAAATTCAAAAATTTTATGTTCTCCTTCACCTGGTTCATCACTTCCAAATACATAAATATAATTATCTTTTTTGAAATATGTTCTACAATAATTATTAAGTTTATTCATAAATGGTGTTCCTGGGGTAATTAGTGAAGTAGACCATATATCATTAGATTTTTCAAATACATTATTAATTTGTTTAATAAATAATGTTCTATGTCTTCTAACACGTTGTTGTTCTAATTTAGCAACTGGTGCTACTCCATCAAATGCAATAATAACACGTTTTTTAGGTTGAACTAATTTTATATATGATTCTATTTTTTTACATGTATTTTCAATTAATGTTTTTTCAAGAAGTTCAATATTTGTAATATTATCTTTTTTTAAAGAATTATAAGCATCATATATTATAGAATTACTATCCAAATAAAGATTATCAACATTCATTTGGAGTGTTTGAATAATTTTGTTGTGATTTTTAATTATATATGAAAAATATGCAGGTATTCCCATTAAATATATACTATTCATTATTTTAAATATATTTAAATATATTAAATCTAAATATTTTACATTTATTTTAAATGATAAGGTAGTCTGCGTTTAGGTACTCCATGCCACACAACCTTGCTATATTGTAAATTTTCATAGAATATTTCTGTAAAGCTACTAATCCAATAATTACGACCTTTCCATTTATCTTTCATATAATTGCATTGTTTACAAAGAATATTATTATTTTTATTTAAACAAGGTTTATATTTTTTATGACCACAACAAGGATTAAGTATATATTGTTTATACGCGAATTCTATGTATAATTGTTGACGTTTACGTAAATGAGTAAAATATTTCTTTATTGCTTTGTATACAAAATCATTAGGTGGAAGATATTGTTGTATGTTATTAATTATTTCTTGAGGTAAATATTTTTGAAAAATAATTAATGGACTATTCATTGTTATTGTTATTATTTTAATAAAAAAGAATTTTAAAAATCAATTTTATAGATATGTTTTATATTGATATAAAGTTATCAGATACAAATTCTTTTATTAGGAATTTTTTTTCATCATTAGTAAAATCTCTATGATTTTTAATTAAGTAGTATTTTTTTCGTATTGGACTGTTATATATTTTTAAAAATATAAATTTTATTTCTTCGTGTGTATAATATATGTATCTTTCTATTTTATTGTTAGAATTTCTTTGAAAGCAAACATATAATTCATTAATATCAATAATTTTTCCATAATTTGAAACGTTAAAATATTTATTGTTATCATAATCCCATTTAGAACATACATATGCTTTTTTTCCAATATATTTTGTATAATTGCATTTTTTATCATAGTACCAAAGTTTATTATATTTATTAGTATTAATTAATTCAATGTTCATAATAATATATATAAGTAATATCAATATATATTAATATCAATTTTTATTCATTTCCTCTTATAAATAGTATCTTTTGAAATATATTTATTACATCTAAGAAGAAATCAAAGCTTTCCTTTGGATAGTTTGGTATTCTTTTCATATTGCATAATTTTTCATTTTGAAAAACTCTAGATGTATCATATGATATAAATATGGAAAATATTACAATACCAAAATAAGCAATTATTTTTGCAGTATTTATTAAACTTTCTTTGGATTTAGCTGTAAAATAATTAATAATAGAGAAAATAATGGATGCAAGTAATGCAACAAGTAATCCTGGTACTACATAACTATAACTATTCTCAAAAAATAATGGAAATGTATAGACAACATATGACATAGTAATAAAAATAATAAAAACAAGACCTAATGCCTCAGTAATATATTTTGCATATTGTTCAGATTTAAAATACATAATTGACATTCCAGATAATAGAAAGACAAATGTAATATATAAAAATGAAGAGATTATGAAAGAAGAAGGGTATTTTTTAGGGTCAAAGAATAATGGTAAAATATATGGATTAAAAACTATAAATAACAGCAAAATTACTAAAAGAATAGCATAATAAAACATATATTTATTTGGTTTTTTAAATTCTTCCTTTTTTAACAGTCTATTTTGTTTTTCTTTATTGAAAAGAATATTATTATGTAGCCTTGTAAATAAGTAAAATATAATAATAAAAAGTGCTAAATATAAATAAACATTCATAACATAATTACTACATGTAGGTACTCCGTTTTTGAATGATGTATATGTAATTACAATAATGTTTATAATAAGAAAAGATATAGCTATTGAAATATCTTGATTGAATATATTCATATATATATTCAAAATAAAAAAATATATTATAATTGTATGATGGAAAGTGAATCCATATTTTCATTTAATAATGCTTTAAAAAATAAAATAAATTTTTTTGAGAGTGTTATTATAGATACGTTTATATCATGCAATGAATATCGTACTTTAAATATTCATTCATCTAGTGAAAATTCATTATGCATAAATGAACTGAATTCAATTTATGATGAATTAACTAGGATAAAAAAACATAATGAAAATGTTTTTGAAGGTGATTCGGAGGATTGTGTAATAAAATTACAACTAATAAATAATAAATTATCGTTGGTTGTAAAAAAATATGGAACAAAGAAGTTAATAAATTTATTGAAAATTACTTTAGGAAATGAATATATTGAAAAAA